AATACGACTCACTATAGGGCTGTCTCGCGACGGTCTAAACCCACCGGAGATTGGGGATCTTGATCGTAGATGCTAGCAATATCGTTACCGCCATAATTAAAATACCTAGAGCTGCCACCATAGACATTCTGTGATACAGAGTTGTCTTGGTTGTAACTGATAGTACCTGAATTGTTGTTAAAGCTATTAACAACATCGTTGTCGTTTTGAACGATTTGTGTCGCACCGCCAAAACCGGGATTAGGGCTACCGCCGCTTGGAGGGGGGAAATTGATTGTCTGATTACCGCCTACAGGTGCTGTAGGAACGCCAGGTGCTGGATCATTAGGTTCTGGATCCACAGGATCGGGAGGCGTAGTTCCTGGAACAACTGCTCCATTAGCTAGCAGGAAACTCTTCGCCTTGTTGCCAAAGATAAAATCATTGCTTCCTTCTCTGGAAAGGCCGTAATCGTACAGCTGTTGAGCAGTATATTTACCACTCTCGAAAAATTTCCTAGCTTCCAATCTGCTAAAACGGTTCTTACCTCTACCGAAAATATCATCATCCGCATCGTCATTGTCTAAATTTTGTGATCCTCTACCAACAGCGCCGCCAGCACCAAGCATTCCAAAATTAAAGTCATCAAGACTATCTACGTCAAATTCCTGTGATTTAACATCTTCTAAACCTGCATTGCCAAGTTTTTCACCGGCCATCCGTTGATTTCTTCGTCTACTTTTAAACTGTTCTTTAGTCACTCTATCTCTATACTCTTCTGGCATCTCAGAGTATCTTTTACCGATTAGCTGTCTAGCCATTGCTATCTACAGTTGAAAACTATCACTATTGTAGTCAATTTGTAGTGCACCTCTTCTCAACAATCCTCCCATAGTTAAGACCATAGAATCAACTGCATCATCATGTGGAGAATGGCCGAAATTAAGCAGCTCTTCTTCAAGCACATCCCATTTACGCCACTTATTCCAAACAACTCTTTTGTGTTCATAGAGACCCAGCACACCACGTAGTCTGGCTAATTTGTCACCTTTAAATCCCTTTACTGGTGAAACACTTAAGTTATACAGTGCACGGTTTTCATGAATAATTCGTTTAAAATCACCTTCAAATGAATTTTGATATGCAACTGCCTCAGGCCAAATTACACACGGAGACATTGTTGGGAAAAATTGACCCTCATCGTTTTCAAGCAAGATGTTCCAATCAGCAAGCATCTCACATAGCAGATCCATCTTTTCAAGATTTCCCATCGTCCGAGCGCGACGTTGGTCAATCATGTAGATTTTACCTTCTTTGATCCCACCTAACGTCATCACTGTCCAGTCATTCTTTTCACGTAGGCCCGCAGACAAGTCGATGCCTACACCTAAACAGTCATAGTCTTCAGGTACTGGAGCTTTGATAATTAGCTCTGGTGAAATGCCGACGTCTGTAGATTTAACAGCAGTGTTGAGGTACTGATATGCAAACGCAACACGGTCTTCCATCTTGCGTTCGTTCAAGTACTTCATTGACCAGAACTCTGGCCAGTACGAACGTTGCTTACCGTCTGCGTCTGTAATTACTGCTTTTTGGATAATTTGTTTCCAGTTATTCTTGGGGACAAATAGAGTTGCGTGTATGTCGTCGTAATGGAATCGGGTACCCAAACAGATGGCCCGTGCACCTTGGAACATAGTAGGTGCAATGACATTGGACCACGTCTGTTCCATCTCCCTTCTAATGTCCGGATTATTGATGGATGCAGCGGATTTAATAGGGTCATCGATAAGCACCAATTGTGATCTTTTTGATGTAATTGCTCCCTTGAGGCCTCCACAAGCAATGGTGAAAGCTTCTTCACCCGCTGTATCAATTCCTGCAAACTCATAGTCAATACTCCAGTATTCATCACTTCGTTTAATCTTTGATAGGCGTACCATGGGGAATATTTCACGATATTTAGCAGACGTGAGAATGCCTTTAATAGTTGCTGACTTTGCACGGCTAATATCTACCATGTATGCGATGTACAGAATTCGCAGCATTTGTTTGGCAGCTGCATGTCTCCCAATCATCCAAGCAGCAAACAAACCAAGGACAGTACTTTTCGCAGATCCGCGTGGTGCGAGGATCGCTGTGTTGGGTCCGCCGATTCCTATTAGACATTCACTATCTTCTCCTGTACATAGCTGTGCGTGCCACTCCAGCATATGTTTTGCGGGAGCTTTTCCCATAGCTACACAAAAGTCTTGAAAATTATCTCTTGCTCTTAGTACGTCTTCGCTTGGCGGTTTGACAGTTACTTTCGTCGCTGTCATAAGTGCTGATCTTCTATAAGCTAATGCTGCGGATGGTATTGCCATTAGGGTACATCTTTACCCTAATTCTATCTAATGTATGTCATGTAAGGTCCAACTGAAGGTCCACCCATCGTTCTTGCAGCTCTGTAAGCAGCACGATTTTCTACTGCTTGATCATGTTTAGACTTGCCATATGCACGGCCTGTGTTGGGTTTAGACCGTCGTGAGACAGCCCTATAGTGAGTCGTATTAC